GAGGGCCGACCCCCAAGGCGACCAAAACGCACGGGATTTCCAGCCCCTGGGGAGCGGCGGGGGCAAACTTGTTTTGGCACGCTAATAGAATAGGCCCTGTAAGGCCGTGAAAGGCCTTTTACGGGGCCGGTGGAGGGTGGTCAATGGAGACACTAAAGCCGCCATAGCCTCTTGTTATTTGGGCTATGGCGGCTTTTTTGAGATAGCGGGGACTATTCCCGGGGTTTTTTCACGACCCAGGAGGGAGGCAGACGGTTGCCGTCTACCGTCCCCTCATAGTACGGCTCCCCTTCTGTGGGGTATACGAATTTATCCCAGAAGCTCATCGAGCCCCAGGTGCTCTTGACGACGGCGGTGCCGTCCTCGAAGACCAAGAGAGCATCGTGATAGTGTTCTCCGCAGATATAGGCAGACTGCTGGCAGATGTAGGAGTTGGTGTAAGGGTTATACCCTTCGCTATATTCATATCCGGCTGCGCGCTTTGCGCGCAGGGCCTCTCTAGTAGCCAATATGTCTAAAGTCTTGTTCTTCTCGGCTAGGGCCGCAAGTGCGGATTCAATTTTGTTCTTTTTCATCTTCTTCCCCCTTCTCCTCGTAGCCTCCTATTGGCTACAAGAATAGATTAGCTCATATGAGCTAATCTGTCAAGCCCCCCTATAGTGAAGCCCAGGGGCCGCACGCAAAACTTGACAGACAAAGTTTTTTGTGGCAATTTGTGCTTGCGGGGTGCTTTTTGTTTTTTCATACTCTCCTAGAGCCTGAAACCTCTGTCGCACCCCCCCCTCCCTTCTCACCCCGCCAGGGCTGGCGGGGGTTTTGCTAGAATAAACCCGATGACATCCCCAACCGCGCTAACGGCTGAGATGTGGTTCCAGGCCTTGCGGGCTTGGAGAACCAAAACCGTATACCTGCCGCGCCTGGGCCACAGGGCATCTTACGCCGCATATATCCGCCGACCTGGTCGCTGCTCTGTGTGCCGCTCAAATCGGGCCGCCGAATATGAGGCGCAGTTTGCCCTAGCTATCTCATCAGGTCGCAACCCTAAGCCTGTCATCCGAGCCATAGCCGCCGAGCTAGGTGTTCGCCCGGTGATGGTAGAGCGGCATTTTCTGCTACACGTGGATTATAGCCCCCCACAGCCCCTAGTCGGAGCGTGGGCTACTGGTGGAGTCGAATATGTGGAGACTCCGATCGGCTGGGTGCTGGCGAGCCAGTTGATGCGTGCGATTCGGGGGAGCTCTGAGGCTGAGCTATTGCTGAGCGCTATTCGCAAGAAACATAGAAAAACTCTGTTGAACAAAGGTTTTTTCCGTAACGAAAAAGCACGGCGAATAGGCCAGGCTTTGCTAGAAATCCACGAGGCCTTGACTTACTCCTCACTTTTTACTACATTTTCTCTAAGATAGGCGAAAGCTAACTCGGGGTTCTATCCCGAGAGTTTTATTTATGCCGAGACTGAGCAAAGAAACCTGGGCCGACATCCGCGCTGAGCGCGAGGCGGGGGCGACTTTTAGCGAGCTTGCTGCCAAGTATGGCGTGGACAAGGCCGCCATCGTGCGGCGTGCTAAAGCGGAGGGCTGGAGCGATGGGCAGGATGTCGGTGAGATTATCCGGCGTAAAGTCACCGAGAAAGTCACCGGGATGTCACCGGCAGGCGACCCTAAAAAGCGGGCCGCCGCCATCGACACCGCCGCTGAGCGCGCCGCCGAGGTAGTCAGGCGACACCAGGAAGAGACCAACGCCGCCCGCGATAGGCTTTACTCTGGCTTGAAGGCGCACAAGGTGGCGATAACGAAGGAGGACAAGGCGCTGGCTTTCGAAGACCTCAAGGCCGCCAAAATCACGGCTGAGGCGCTCGCCATCATCCAGCGCCTCGAGCGGATTAACTGGGGCCTCGAGGATGCCAGCGCCAAGCCGGAGATAGTGATTGAACGGAGCTACGGGAAATGAGCACATCTTGGATTGCCGACAAAATCGAGCACTGGCCGATTGACAGGCTAATCCCATACGCCCGCAACGCCCGCACCCACTCGGACACGCAGGTGGCGCAGATTGCAGCCAGCATCCGGGAGTTCGGATTCACCAACCCGGTGCTGGTCGATGGCGAGGGCAACATCATCGCGGGGCATGGCCGCGTTCTAGCAGCACGCAAGCTGGGGATGCAGGAGGTTCCCTGTATCCGCTTAGAGCATTTGACCGTAGCACAGCGGCGCGCATACATCATTGCCGACAACAAGCTGGCGCTGAATGCGGGGTGGGATGAGGAACTGCTGGCGCTCGAGCTAAAGGAGCTTGACGATGTCGGCTTTGACCTAGAGCTTACCGGCTTCAGCAATCAAGAGCTGTCAGAGCTTATGGGGCTCGAGGAGCCTACGAAGCAGGACGGGGCTATAGATACCGGAATAAACTACCAGGAGAAATACGCGGTTTTGGTTGAATGCGAAGACGAGGCCCACCAGCAGTCTGTGTTTGAAAGCCTTACTGCTGCTGGGTACAAGTGCAGGGTACTGGTGAACTGATATGGAAATAAAAATCCGCAATAACTGCAGCGACTTCAATACGTATCGGGCCGCCCGCGTAAAAAGCCTGTTCAACTGCGAAAGCGGGGCCAATTTCTCTCTAGACGCAAACCTGCCGATAGAGGATAACGACTGGAAAATTGGCGTTGTTGTCGGCCCGTCTGGAAGCGGTAAAACAAGCATAGGCCGCGCCATCTGGCCCGATGTAGGAATCTACGACGGCGACTCCGGCTGGGCCGAGGATAAGCCAATCATTGACTGTATTGCGCCCGATGGCAGCTTTGATGAAGTGACCGGCGCTTTGTCGGCTGTCGGCCTTGGGTCTGTCCCGGCCTGGCTACGGCCTTACCACGCCCTTAGCAACGGAGAAAAGTTCCGGGCCGGGCTTGCCCGCGTCATTGCCGAGAAACGGCAGCGGGTCATCATTGACGAGTTTACTAGCGTGGTAGATAGGCAGATCGCCAAGATTGGTGCCGGGGCTTTCGCTAAAGCCTGGAAGCGCGGCAACGGTCAGGCAGTGCTGCTATCGTGCCACTATGACATCCTGGATTGGGTCGAGCCGGATTGGGTGTTCGACACGCGCACGGGCGAGCTACAAAGGGGGTTACTTTGGCGACGGCCAAAGATTGAGCTCGAAATTTTCCAGACGGACGGCTCGTATTGGCATATGTTTGAGCCGCATCATTATTTGAAGTTACCTAGAATGGTAGCCGCCAAATACTACGTCGGCTTTGTCGAGGGCGAGGCCGTGTGCCACATCGCCGTTTCGCCTAAGCTAGAGGTACGCGGCATGCGCGCTTGCCGCATGGTAGTAATGCCGGAGTGGCAAGGGGCTGGCATCGGCATGCGCTTTCTCAATGAGGTATGCAGGCTGCAATTTACAGACGCAAACCCGTACAGCGAAAGGACGGACGCGGTGTACTTCCATACAAGCCACCCTGGCCTTTGCGCGGCGCTGCGCCGCGATAAAAAATGGGTACAGGTTAGTCAGATGATGGGGGGCGGCCATAAAGGCCGCTCGGCGCAAAGCATAAGAAAAACAGCGAAGTCCGAAAAACTCAGTGGGAGAATTGCCGCCGCCGGATACGGCGGGCACTTACGCGCGGTGCAGGGGTTCAAAATGCCGAGGGCCTTAGCCGTATGAATATCCTCATTGCCGGGCAGAAATGGTTTGGGGCTGAGGCGTTTCACGCCCTGCGTGTATTGCCGGATGTCAACGTAGTCGCCGTATCCGCGCCAAGCGGGGACAGGCTTGAAGCTCAGGCAACGGTTTGTGGCGTCCCGGTTATCCGAAAACTCACAGCCGAAACTATGCCGCCTGGGGTAGATTTGATAGTAGCAGCGCATTTGCACGACATAATAGACGAGAAAACACTCCTCCGGGCCACGTGGGGCGGCATTGGCTATCACCCGAGCCTGTTGCCCCTCCACAGAGGGCGTGACGCTATCCGCTGGGCCATACGTATGGGCGACAAGATAACGGGCGGCACCGTGTATAGGCTGACTAAACGCACAGACGGCGGGGAAATCTTGGCGCAGCGACACGTTTTTATCAGGCCCGGAGATACGCCAGAATTGCTATGGAGGCGCGACCTAGCACCGTTAGGTATCGAGCTATTGGTGCAGGTAGTTTCCGCTTTCGCAAGAGAAGGTTACCAGCACGGGATTCCGCAGGACGAGGATATTGCGACATGGGAGCCGCCAATACGCGAGCCGGAATAGCTTTGCTTTGTTCAAATCCTATGACCCGCATTATCATCCCCCCAATCGCCCTACACGAAGGCCAGCGCCGCGTGCTCGAGAGCCCGGCACGCTTCAAGGTGGTCTCCGCAGGTCGCCGCTTCGGTAAAACCCTGCTGGCGGTGGAATGGCTGGCGCTTATGGAGGGAGGGGCCATTGAGGGCAAGCCGGTGGCGTTTTTCTCGCCTACCTACAAGCTGCTGCTCGATGTGTGGGCTGATATGGAGCGCACGCTGAAGCCCGTGACACGCAAGGCCAACCGAACCGAGATGCGTATGGAGCTTATCACCGGTGGCGTGATTGACTTTTGGACGCTCGAGGATAAAGACGCGGGCCGGGGTCGCAGGTATGCCCGCGTGGTGCTCGATGAGGCCGCGCACGCTCGCTATCTCAAGGAAGCATGGGAGCAGGCCATCAGCCCGACCCTGACCGACTACGGCGGCGAGGCGTGGTTCATCAGCACGCCAAAGGGCATGAACTACTTCTACGAGCTTTTTAGGCGCGGCGGCGACCCGGCATATCCAGATTGGGCCGGCTTCCACATGCCGACCAGCGCCAACCCGCATATAGACCCAGCGGAGATAGAGCAAAAGCGCCGCGAGCTACCCGAGCTAGTATTTCGCCAGGAGTACCTGGCTGAGTTCGTGAACTTTGGCGGCGGGCTAGTGAAGCCCGAGATGATTATTGAAGCGCCCTCCCCACCAGGGCTGCCCGTGACGATAGGCGTTGACTTAGCCATCAGCGAGCGCGAGAGCGCGGACTACACGGCAATCGTGGCGATGGCCCGCGACCCTGTAACCGGCATCATCTACATCAAAGAGGTCGAACGCTTCCGGGCGGCCTTCCACGAGATACTAAACCGCATCAAGGCCGCTGCCGCGCGCCATAACCCCCACATCATCGCCATCGAACAAACGCAATACCAGGCCGCGGTGGTGCAGGAGCTCGCCCGCACCACCGCGCTGCCGGTGCGTGGGATACGCCCGGCTCGAGACAAGCTCACTAGATTCCTCCCATTGCTGACGCGCTTCGAGCAGCGCATGGTACGGTTCGACCCCGCAGGCTGCCCGGCGGCGTTCCGCGATGAGCTGCTGGCATTCCCCGAAAGCCAGCATGACGACATGGTAGACGCGGCTGCGTATGCGTTTCACGCGCTGGCCCCGGCTGTGCAGCCCACCACGCGCCAGCCCACCACTACCGGGCGTGCTACTATCACCCCTGGGAGCTTCCGATGATGAGCGACCCTATACCCAACCTCACGCCTCAGGAGCAAGCCGAGATGAAGCTCATCCTCGGTGAGCGCCGGGCCGCTATGGTGCTGGCTGCTGCTCAGAAGCTTCCTCGCCCGCCAGAAGGCGAGCTAACGGGCCGCCAGGACCCGCAGGTATCGGGTACCGGGCGGGCGCTGACGCAGGTAATCGATCCGCGCAATGGCGGCCTCGAGCGCCTATCTATCCAAACGCTCACCCGGCTGGCGCTTGACCCGCAGATTGGCGCAGCGCTCGAGATTATCAAGCTCCCGGTTCTCACCGTGCGCCCCGAGTTTCAGCACCCTGACCGCGTGGTGCGGGAATTTCTGCAAAACGAGTTCGACCGCATGCGCATGCAGCTCATGCGCGACCTATTGACCGCGCTCGAGTACGGCTTTGTGGCGGCTGAAAAGCTATTCGGCTATGCAGACCGCATCATTGCCGACCCTAACGGTGCGGTGCTCTGGCAAGCTCGAGCCGTAGTCTACGAGCGCATCAAAGCCATGCACCCGGCGGGTATCCAGATTGACACCGGGCCACGTGGCGAGCCGATGGGATTCAAACAGATTGCAGGTGCGGATAGCGCTGTGGAAGTGCCCGAGGAAAAAGCGCTCATCTACACGCATGGGCTCGAGTTCGGCAATCGCTACGGCAACCCCCGCACCCGCCGCGCTTACGTGCCGTGGTGGTGGCAGCAGCTCATCTACCAGTTCGCCAATCGCTACTTTGAAGACCAGTCCATCCCACAGCGCAAAATCTTCTACGAGCCCAACCTGCAGCCTACCGACCCCGGCGACCCCAACGCCCCCATCACCGACCCCAACCAGCAGGCCGCCGCAAAACTCGCGGAGGAAAGCCGCTCGGGAGCGGCGGCAGTTTTGCCGCTCCAGGCCGTGCAGCAGTCGGATGGCTCTATCCGCTACGAGCGCGGCTGGGATTTGGAATACCTGCAAGGCCCCAACAAGCAGAGCGAGTTCACCGCGTACATCGACCATCTCGACCTGAAGAAGCTCCGGGCCATGTTCGTACCGGAAAAAATCGCCGCCACCAGCGCCACCGGTGGCGGTGCGTATAACATGGTCGAGTCCTTGACCGACTTCTTCCTGATGAGCGAGGAGGCGCTCCTCGAGGAATTGCTCGATTGCATCGCCAAATCCTGGGCCAGGCCCCTGATTGACTATAACTTTGGCCCGGACGTGCCAGACGCTGTGTTCGCACCTACCAAGCTCAGCAATTCCAACAAGGCGTTCCTGCAAGATTTATTCAAAAGCACGATTCTCCCGCCGCTGCTACAGGGCTACGGCCCAGCGCCGCAGTTCGACATCGAGGCCATCGCCAACGAGCTAAAAGTGCCCCTGAAAACCTCGAGCGAGCCCGACACCGTGCGGGAAACCCGTGCCGCTGACACGCCCGATGGCGCAGACGAGATTACGCAGCGGGCCTTCTCACGCCGCCCCCGCCCTCGAGTGCGCCTCGAGGACATCCCAGGAGTGCGCAAACCACGCTACAACCGCACCTGGGAGACGATGGCGGCTGAGTTTCAGCAGGCCGTAGCCGAGGTTTACGACGAATGGCTATCCGAGGCAGCGCGGGCGCTCAGAGGCGCAACGCCAGATAACGCAGCGGCTGTGCTCGATGAGCAGATAGCCGAGCTAGAAAAGCGCATCTTGAGCGCCTACCGCGCCAATCTGCCTGAGGCGCACGGTGCTGGCTACGGAGATGCGCTATCCCCTCAAGCGCTTGCGGCCCTGGCTGAGCGTATGGCCCAGGCCGAAAAAACCATAAAAGAGGAGGTGCTGCCTGCACTGAGAAACAAACTGTTTTCCGACATCATCCAGGCCGAAGCCGAAGTCGACCCAGGCGAGTTAGACGGGCTTATCCGCATTCGCATGGGCCTCATCACACGTGCCGCTGGGGGTCAGTACTGGTCAACTCTTCTGGGCGGCTGGATTGACCGCCGGCGCGAGCTAGAAGCCGCTGGCAGGGCTACCAAAATCCGCTGGCGGCTCGATAACGAGGCCAGCCATTGCCCCGACTGCCTGGCCTGGGCGGGCGAATACGACAGCGTGGATCAGCTGCCCGCGATTCCTGGCGATGGCACGAGTAAATGCGGCTGGAACTGCCGCTGCTGGCTCGAGGAGTACAACCCCGAGACCGGCGAATGGCAACGCCGCATTGCCGATTTATTCTGAGGGAGCATGGTAGACACTTTAGAAAAAATCAAGACTGAGCAGCAGGCGCAGCAGGCGGCGCAGTTGTTGGAGGCTCTACCCTTCGAGGAGCGGGTAGAACTGTGCATCGTAGTGCTACTGCTGAGCCTGCAAGAGGCCGAGCAGAAAAAGCAGCATTCTTCGCTGGGTACCGCTGTAAAAGTGGCTCTATCGCACGACCAGCGCCCGGTCGCTACGCTTCTGGCCTTTGCCGGGCCTGGCGCGCCCCATATCGCAACAGCGCTGGATGGGATTGCCCAGTACATCAGGAGCCTGGAGGCCCATCTAGCAGGAGGTGAACATGAGTGAGATTTTGCAATATCTACAACAGGCCCTGGACGCGGCCAACGCTGCTGGGGACGTGGACACTATCGCGGCCATCGCAGCGCTGATGAAGAAGGTCAACGCCACTGCGGGCGATACCCCCGAGCCCGCTCCGATGCCCCCCGTAGCCCCTACAACCCCCCTAGAAGCCCCTCCAACGGAGGCCCCGCAGTCTACCCCCGGCCCCTTGTATCAGGCGGCTCAAAACGCGCTACAAGAGCTTTACCCGAATCACAAGTACCTGGGCGAGGATGCTGAGAGCGTGACTATCTCGGTCACTGACGACCAGGGCGTGGCGACTACCTGGCGCATACCCGTAACGGTTGACGCGGATGGCAACGCTGTGCTAGGCGAGCCCGAAAAAATCGAGGCCGCGCAAGAGCAGGAGCCAGAAAAACCCGCTGAGCAGCCCCAGCCCATGCAGGCCCACCGCCGGGCGCTCATCTCCGCCATTGGCCCGCGCCTGCTCGAAAGCGCGAATACCAACAACGAGGTGTGGGTGAATATCGTGAATCTGGGCGAATACGAGCACCCCGAATATGGCACCATCGTATTCACCGAGGAGCATTTCCGGCAATGGAAAGCGAACCTTGAGCGCGGTGTGATGGGCGGGCGCTGCGAGAATGGGCGGCCCTGCATTGCCACCGACTACGGGCACGCAATGGACGAGAACTTGCCCCCCGAGATGCAGAAGGCCTCGGGCTACATAAAAGACTTGAAGCTTGAGGGCAATCGCGTTTATGCGCTCGTAGAGTTCACCCCACGAGCCCTCGAGGGCATCAAAAACAAGGAGTGGTCGTGGTTCTCTGTCTCCGTGGTTGACTCTCTGCTCGACCAACGCACCGGCCAGGACGTAGGCAGCGCCCTGCTCGGTGGCGCGCTTACTAATCGGCCTTATATCCCCGATTTGGAGCCTATCCGGCTCACTGATTTACGGCCCTCTCGAGCTACGCAGCTACAACGTGAGCTAGCAGCTCGTGAAGCGGAAATCGCCCGCCTCAAACGCGAGAAATACGATGCTGAGGTAAAGGCCACGCTAGCCGCCCTGGAGCAGGCGCGTATCCCCCCGAGCGTGCTCGGCCTGGTGCGCCCCTTGCTCGAGGCCGACTACGAGGCCAAGCCCACCATCAAGCTCGCACGTGGCGGGCGGGAGCAACACCTCACCCCCGGCAAAGCCGCAATCGAGGCCCTTATGGAGCTAGCCCGCGTTGGCTTGGTGCCTGTCGGTGAACGCACCGGCAAACCTACCGACCCCGGCGGCATCACCCTCGAGCAGGCCGTAGCCGAGGTCGAGGCGGAGTGGCAAAAAGCAGGCAAGCGCAACTACCGGCGCAAAGACCTTTACCTCGCAGCACGGCGCAAATATCCGCACCTGCGCGAGAACTAGGAGGAGAAATCTATGCAACAACTGCTGAATATCGCTAGAATAGCCGACACCGGCGGTGTTGGCGAAAACCTGATTGTCCGGGCGGTAGCTGGCGGAAAAGCCGCCGTAGCCACCGGCTCTACCGCTGCTCTTATCGGCGTGTCGCTTTACGATACCCCCGCCGGGCAGCCCGCCACCATTCAGGTGGATGGTGTGGCTCGCGTGAAGCTGGGCGGCACCGTTAACGCGGATGACCCCATCACCAGCAACGCTAGCGGGCAGGGGGTAGCCGCCGCACCCGCTGCGGGAGTCAATGCCTGGATCGTGGGCATTGCTCTGGAATCTGGTGTCGCGGGCGACCTCATTGACGTTCAAATCGCCCCCAGCCGCATCCAGGGCTAATAGGAGGTAAACCATGCCTAACATGTACAACCCCAACGACGTCCACATCCAACAGGCGCTCAACGACCTGGCAATCAAATACACCAATGCCGAGACCATCTGGCGGCAGGTGATGCCAATCAAGCGCGTGCAGAAGCGCTCGGATAAGTACTACGTTTTCGATAAAGCCAACGCCTTCCAGCGCTTCGACGATAGCCTGGCCCCCAACACTATGCCGAATGAGGCTCAGTGGAAACTGTCCACCGATAACTACAGCGTGGTAGACCACGGTTTAGGCTCTTGGATTCCCCTCGAGGCCGTAGAAAACGCTGACGACCCGCTCGATCCCGCTGGCGATGAAGTCGAAAACCTCTCCGAGGCCCTGGAAAACCAGCAGGAAGCGCGTGTGGCGGCTAAAGTTTTCAGCGCGGCCAGCTACCCCACCGGCAACAAGGTAACGCTCTCCGGCACCAGCCAGTGGAGCGACTATACCAACTCCGACCCGCTGGCAGCCATCGAGGATGCTGCTGACAGCCTGACCGTAGCGCCTAACACGCTCGTACTGGGTGCGGACACCTGGCGCGTAATGCGCCGCCATCCCAAGGTCGCGGCCCGGTTGTTCCCTCTCGGTGGTAACGCCAATGTCGCGGGCGCTGGTGCTACCGTGCAGCAGCTGCAGCAGTATCTCAGCGATTTCGGCATCGAGCGCGTGCTAGTAGGCCGCCGCCGCGTGAATACCGCTAACATCGGCCAAACTCCAAACCTGGTGCGCGCCTGGGGCAAACACGCCGCTTTGTTGCGCGTGCAGGAAAACCCTGGCGTGAAGACCCTCACTTTTGGCGTTACCTTCGTCGAAACCGAGCGTAACGTTTACCAGGAAACCGACTATAAGCGCGGCGTGAAGGGCTCGCTCTTCACCAAAGTGGCCTGGAACAGCGACGAGAAAATCATCGCGCCTGACGCGGGGTACTTCTTCGAAAACGCCGTAGCGTAATAGGTAGCGGCCTCTGAAGCCAGAGGCCGCTATAACCCTATAGAGGCCCACATGAAGAAAAAATATCGCGTAGAAGCCAGCAGAACCCTGCTGCACAACGGCGAACTCTACGAGGGCGGGCAGACCGTGGAGCTCGATGAGGTCGCGGCTCGAGCCCTGCTGGAGATAGGGGCTATCCTCGATCTCGAGCAGGAATCCGAGCAGGAGGCCGAGCTCGAGCCCATCGAATCGGAGCCTGAGCCCGAATCCGAGCCGCGCCGCCGTGGTCGGCCCCGGAGGAGCTAATGATTATCAGCGCCCAGCGCCTTGCCCTTTACATCGAGCAGGATTATATAAAATGGGACGCGCTCAAACGCGACCGCGTCAAAGAGCATATCCTAACCGCCGGTGCCGAGGTGCGAGGCGCGCTGGCCGCGCTATATAGCATTCCCACCTACACGCGCGATTCAAGCGGCAACGTTACTTCTCCCGCTGGCGTGCTCGACCCCGCCGACACTGCGCTGGGGCCTATCGTGACGATGCTCGCGGCGGCGTATTTGATTGACCCCGTGCGCGGCTTCCAACCTCAGGAGGAGCGCAGCGCCGCAGCCGATTATCGCGCTAGCGCCAGGGCGCAGCTAAAAGCGCTGCAAAATGGCACCACATTCATCGCCGCGCTGGACAAGCTCGACGACTACGGCATCACCGCCACCGACCGCGCTAAAGCGATGTTCTCAAGCCTCAAGCAAAAGTCGGCTGCGCTAATCGTGCAGCCCAAAGCCGCTTATTTCGGTGAATACCGCAACCCTGCTAACGGGGAGGAGTTTGACAAGTGATTTCGACTGAGTACTCCTTTCCCGCCAGGCAAACCGCCGATTTTTTGCAGGCTATCGGGGAAGAGCTATCGCAACTCGAGCCGCTACTGAAGCAACTTGTTCAGTATTACCGCTCTACCGTGCAGCCCGAGATTTTCGAGGCCCACGCGGGCGGGCGCAACGGTGGCGCAGGGCATCCACCCTGGCAGCCCCTCAGCGCGCGCTATCTGGCGAGCATTATCAAGCGCACAAGCGCGCACCCTCGCGATATTTTGCAGCTTACAGGCGATTTCCGCAAAGACCTGACCACCGGCACCGCCTACACCGTTGAGGAGTACCGCATCGGCAAAGATGCCGCTTACGTGGAGTTTGGCAGCGCTCGAGTCTATCCGCGCTACGCCGGTGCTGGGCAAGGCGGCCCACGACAAGCCATGTATCTAACACCCCAGGCCGTGCAGCGCATGGACGATATGGTAAACTCGTGGCTCTCTCGCAAAATCGTTGAGGAGCGCAAACGCCGCCGCGCTGGGCAGAGCGAGCTAGACAGGCGCGCTAATCGCGCTATCCGGGAGATTTCCAGATATGGCTAGCCCGTGGGATGTGCAGGAGCAAATCATCCACCAGATCGCCAACTGGCCCGATTTAGCACCGGGCGCACCCGCGCTAGGTGCCTGGTGGAGCGGTTTCGGCGACATCACGCTGCGCGAGTTCCCGTACTGCGACGACTGGCCCGCCTGCCACGTCAACATCCTCGAGCTCGTAGACGAACCAGGGCGGCCCGGCTTTCCGCTCAACGGGCTACGGTTGCAGGTTGGCGTATACGTGAGTTTGCAGGAGCCCGACCTAGACGCATCAAACGAGCGGCTATGGAAGCTCGTGATGGCTACTCGTGCCGCCATCACGTCTGACCGCACGCTAGGCGGCCTGCTTAATGAAAAGCTGCTAATGCGTAATGTGCGTCAAGTGCCTAGTCCGCTGGGCACGCCTATCGTCGGCACCCGGCGCATTGAGTTCGAGGCCGTGATAGTCGAAAATCTAATGTGAGGTGATTATGGCTAAAAAATCCGATAGACCCGAATCTCAACAAACCATCGAGTATGTGCGATGGATTCACCCCGAGCCGCGCGGCGTGATGGGCTATGGCATCCTCGAGCCGGGCTCGATTCATCGCGTCGCAGACTTGCCTGGCGATCCGCTGCAGCAGCTGGGCGTCACGTTTGAGGCCGTCGACGGCCCCGACAAGGAGGTAAAACATGAGTAAAGTCGGCGCACTCTCGTTTTTGGGCCTGGCCAAGGAGACGACCTGGAACACCCCAGTCGCAGCTAGTGCGTTTTTCCCGTTCTCCAGCGAGAGCTTGAAAGTTTCCATCGAGCCCATTGCAGAGGCCCAGATTCGCGGCATTCTCGACCAAAGCCCCCGCTATAAGGGCTTGATTACCATTGGCGGCAGCTTCAGCGGCCCGGTGTATCCTAGCCTGATTGGGCATCTCCTACGTGCTGCGCTGGGAGCCCCTACCACCACCGGCACCGGCCCCTATACTCACACCTTCAACCCCACGCAGAGCCGCTTCTCTACCGATGCCGCATTGCCGCCTTACTCGATTACGGTAGGCCGCGATGGGGCCATCGAGCGCTATTCCGGCTGCGTATGTCAATCGCTCTCGTTTTCGTTTTCCAAGGGCGGCCTGCTGACCTTTGAGGCCCAGTGGATTGGGGCCAACTACGACTCCCCTGCCGCTCCAACCGTGGCATTGCCGACTGATACGCCGTTCACGCTTGACGCGGTGGTGCTGCGTAACTCTGTAGCATTCGGCTCATTGCAGGACATCTCTATCGCCATCAGCAATAACATCGAGGGCGTGCGTACTATCAGCAACAACGGCGGGATTATCACCCGAGTGGCCTGGAACGGTGTGCGCACGATTGAAGTCAGCGGCACAGCCGATTTCGATAACAGCACGCTGTACAACGATTTTCTTTCGTTCGGCAACACCCCCTGGTCGTTCGAGTGGTCGCAGGGCGCAAGCCCCAAATTGACCCTGACTTTCCCCGCGATGAAAAACCTTGATGGCAGCCCCAACGTAGGCGGCGAGGGGCGCATTACGCTGCCCTTTAGCCTCTCTGCCGAGTACGACATCGCCACCAGCCGCGCTATGCAGGCCGTCCTCATCAACAGCACCGCTAGCTACTAGGAGCCCGATGAGCCTAACTCAACGCATCAAACATGAATCTAGCCGCGAATATACCGCCTCCGACGGCACGACCTACATCCTGCAGCGGGTGGATATGCAGGAGCTTTTCATTACCGAGGGGCTCCTGCCAGATTTGACCGCAATACTGCTGGAAGACGATAATAACGAAGGCAAGCCGCTCGATACTGAAGAACTCAAAGAAAAGGCCATGCGCGAGATTTTACGCAATCCAGGGCTCGCCATGCGCGGTGCACGCACCGCTAAGATGATGCTCGAGCGCGGCTTGATTGGCGAGAAAACCCCCGATGGCGGCATTCTGATTTATCGCCATGTGGACAAGCCGGCAATCCTACTAGGCGAAGGTGAGGTGAATGTCGCCCTCATCTCGCCCGAGCTACAATCCGAGCTCGTCGAGGCCATCATGGCCCTGACTCCCAAGCCGAAAGTAGGCGGCCCTCGATTTCAAGGAATTCCTGAACAAAAACAATCCGCTGCGGGCGGCGCTGATTCGGCTGGCACGGGAAACACGCACGCTCCCGAGCGTGCTGATCTGGGGTAGCGAGGCCCTCGACGACCGACAGCCGTGGCACCTGGCATTCGATATGCAGACATTCATTCCGACCTGGCGCGCTGAGGACGATGAAGCTAAAAAGCTCCATGACGAGCTCAAACGCGCACAGACGAGGCGGCGCTAATGGCTATCGATAATGTCATCAATCTAGTAATCGCGGCTAAAAACCAGGCCGGGCCTGCGCTCAAGCAGGTGCGTGAGCAGCTGCGCGATACGGAAAAATCTGCGCAGAATGCTGGCACGCAGCTAAATCGCAGGCTCGCGCTGGGGGCTCAGATTGCCCGCGCAGGGCTGCTAGGGTTGGCTGGCGCTGGGGCTATCGTCGGAGCCGCCTTATATCAGGTCTGGTCGGCTGCAGACGAGGCCGCCGCGAGTATTGCAGGCATGACTGGCCAGGGCATCGAGGACATCCCCAAGCTGCGGGACAGCATTTTGGCGCTCGCAGGCAAAAACGATAACCCATTCGAGGATATTGTCGCGGCGGTGGCGAGCGTAGAGACCGCATTTCGGATATTCAATCCCAAAGAAAAAGACGGCCTGGCGCAACTCCTTTTGGACTGGCGCGATGCGACTGGTCAGAGGATTGACGAAGCTGGCGCGAACTTCCGCAAGCTGATTCTGCTGTATTTCGGCCCCAACGCTGATGCAAACAAAGCTTTTCGTGAAACTGCCGATAAAATCCTATCAGTAGCAAACGCGGTGGGCATCAGCCCTGCATCGTTAGCGGGCGCGGTGGCTGAGCTAGGCGCGACCGGGCGCACCTATTTCAAAGACTTTGACCAGCTGCTGGTTTTTCTTTCTTCTATCGGGGCCAGCGGTGGCGATGTAAACGCCGCCGCTATCGCACTCCGCACATTTGGCGAAAAAGTCGCTGAGGTTCGCAAAGCCTGGAAAAGCGGAGAAGACCCCGACAAAGCCACCCTCGAGGCCTTCAAAACGCTGGGCCTGAGCCGCGAGACCGTCCAAAACGAGGGCGCTAAAATCGGGGATTTGATTATGTCCTCGCTCCGAAACGCCATGCGGGACGGCAAGCTCAGCGAGGAGGAGATCGCCGCGCTGAACTTCCTATTCGGCAACCGCGTTGGCGAGGATATGGCGCTGGCTGCCAGCGCGGTGGGCAAGTTCTCCGAGGCAGCGCAGGAGGCGCTCAAAAACTACAGCGGCGCATTAGATAGAGCAGCAGCCGTTACCGATGAGAATATCAAATCCAAACTCACAGCAGCCTGGAATGCCTTTTTATCGCAACTGGCGCAATCTAAGCAGGTCGAGGGCGTGCAGCAAATCCTATTAGGGCTCCTGCAAGCGCTATCGGGCCTGGCCGCGCTGGATTGGAAGAAAATCTCAGCCGGGCTGTCTGATTTCGGCACCGGGCTATTCAAGCTGATTCTGGGAGCCGACCCCGCTGAAGTAGCCGATGCGCTGGTATGGTGGTGGGATTCAACGGTTATTCCCAACGTCAAGGCGTTTTTCTCGAAACAGGCGATATTCGGGCCTTTTGCAGAAGCAGGGATAGCCATCTGGAATGCGCTCAGGTCGGGGATAAACTCCGCGCTGAACGGTGCGGCTGGCATTGTGGCAACGGTGCAAAATCTCTGGGCGGCTACTGTAACCGCCATTAGCTCCACCTGGGAAAAACTCGCGCCAGAAGTGCAAAAAGTCGGCGCTACCATCTGGGACGCGCTAAAAAACGGCTGGAATGCTGCGATGAGCGGCGCTGCTGGTGCCGCAGCGTTTCTAATGAACCGTTGGAATGATTTCCGCAAGGGCTTCAAGCCGTGGTGGGATGGCATTATCGAGGTCGGCAAAAATATCATCGACGGCTTCTGGAAGGGCCTCGAGGAGCGCTGGGAAGATGCCAAAGAGCGCGTATCAAAGATGGGCTCGGATTTTATCCAGTGGTGGAAAGACCGCCTGGGAATCAAGTCCCCGTCAACTGAAATGGCCGCTATTGGCGTGTTTTTGATTCAAGGCTTGACGCAGGGGATTGATGCAGCGCTGCCGGGCGTGCGCGACCGCGTTCAGGGC